GGTGATCTATCGCCTTGCCAGAGCTCCAGAACGCCGCATCTTCTATATTGATGTTGGAAACATGCCTAAAGGTAAGGCAGAAGAGTACATGAAAGGTATCATGGCTCGTTATCGTAACAAGTTGGTTTACGATGCTACCACTGGTCAAATCCGTGATGATCGTAAGCATATGTCAATGCTTGAGGACTTTTGGTTACCTCGTCGTGAAGGTGGTCGTGGAACCGAGATCACAACTCTTCCTGGGGGTGATAACCTAGGTCAGATTGAAGACATTCTGTATTTCCAAAAGAAGTTGTATAGATCACTTAATGTTCCTATCAGCAGAATTGAATCTGAATCAACCTTTTCATTAGGTCGTTCTTCTGAGATATCAAGAGATGAATTAAAATTCCAAAAGTTCATTGATAGACTTCGTTCGCGTTTTAACATTCTATTCTACAATATTCTTAACAAGCAATTGATCTTAAAGGGTATCATTACTCAAGAAGATTGGGACAGCTGGAAGAATGACATCATTGTCGACTATACCAGAGACAATCATTTTACTGAATTAAAGAACAATGAATTGCTTATGGGTCGTTTACAACTAATGGATGAGATTTCTCAATACATTGGTCAATATTTCTCACGCGAGTGGGTAATGAAAAATGTGTTGCAGTTGGATGATGATGATATTAAAGACATGAAAGACCAAATGAATACCGAAGGTAAACAAGGTGAATATGATGACACCACGCAAACTGATGCGACTGCATCAGGTGGTGGACCAGCAAAAATTCCACAAAAACCTCAGCCGCCAGTTGCAGCTGGTAAACCCCCCAAATAATTTAATTACATAAATATATGTTATGATAAGGAGAACACTATGAGTATTGAAAATTTTATTGATAAAATACAAACGCAGGACTTTACAAATGCTTCACCAATCTTTGGTGAACTAATGTCTAGCAAACTTGCTGATGCTTTAGATCAAGCTAAGATAAAAATTGCAAATGAAGTTTTTAACGCTGGCGATGATGATGACGAAGAAGATGAGGATTTGGAAGAACTTTCTGATGAAGAAATTGACGAAATCCTAGATGATGAGGACGATGAGGAATAATATTTCTCAAAGTTAAAACTTTTATAAATAACCCTAATAGGTTGATTAATAGGTATAAAATGAAACTGATTGCAGAATTTACAGATCACAAGCTCGAGGTTTTAACCGAGCGTACCGAGAAGGGGACTAAGAACCACTTCATCGAAGGTGTCTTTATGCAATCAGAAACAAAGAATCGTAACGGTCGTGTCTATCCAAAGTCAGTTATGGAAAGAGCGGTAGATCTATACGTTACGGAAAAAGTTAACACTGGGCGTGCTGTTGGTGAGTTAAATCACCCAGAAGGTCCGACAATTAACTTAGATAAAGTTTCCCACATCATCGAAAAACTGGATTGGTCTGGTAATGATGTTGTGGGTAAAGCACGTATTCTAGAGACTCCAATGGGTAATATCGTAAAAGGTTTACTTGATGGCGGTGTTCGTCTAGGCGTGTCAACTCGTGGTATGGGTAGCCTTGAGGAGAGAAATGGCGTTTCGTTCGTAAAGGACGATTTTATTCTTAGCACAGTTGATATTGTGCAAGATCCATCTGCACCAACAGCCTTTGTTAATGGAATTATGGAAGGTGTAGAGTGGGTTTGGAATAACGGCATTATTCAATCTCAAGTAATTGAAAAAATGGAGACTGAAATTAAAAAAGCTCCACGCAAGAACCTTTATGAGGTTCAGGTCCGTGAGTTCAAAAATTTCCTCTCGTTGCTGAAACAAAATAGATAGGAGTCACAAAATGGCTAATACAAATGACCAGGATGTTGAGCTCGATGACAACGAAGATGTAGTTGAAGCTCACGATCCTAAAAATGCTGAAAAGCAGTCTATTGGTTCTATGAAATCTTCCGAGAATGCAGGTCCAACTGCTAAATCTCGCAAGGGTGATAAACGCAATAGCGAAGCCGCACCAAAAACCAAAGCTGGTATGATTAGTGTTGCGCATGATTTGATGTCAGAAATGTCTGCTGAAAAGCTATCAAACATGCTTAATATTCTTATGGGTGAAGAAGCGGAAGCTACTTCAGTTGCAGAAGCTCGTAAAGTGGACATTAATGTCGACTTCACAAGTGACCTCAACGCACTAGTTGAATCTGAAGCTACTCTTTCCGAAGAGTTCAAAGCCAAAACAGCTGTAATTTTTGAAGCTGCAATTAAGTCAAAACTTTCAGAAGAAATTGATCGTTTGGAAGAAGCATATGCAACTGAACTCGAAGAAGAAATTGCTTCAACAAAAGCAGATCTTGTCGAGAAGGTTGACAGCTACCTCAACTATGTGGTTGAATCTTGGATGGAAGAAAACAAACTTGCAATCCACACTGGTCTTCGTACCGAGATTGCAGAAACCTTCATGTCAAAACTCAAAGATCTATTCATTGAGTCTTACGTTGAAGTTCCAGAGTCCAAGGTGGACCTATTCGACGAACTAACAGCGGCTAATGAAGAGCTTGAAGAAGCTACCAATACCGCTGTTGTAAGAGCTATGAGACTTGCAGAAGAACTGGAAACCTACAAGCGTGATGCGATTATTCGCGCAGCTGCTAAGGGTCTTGCAGAAACTCAAGTTGTTAAGCTATCCGCCCTCGTTGAGGATATTGATTTCGAAGATGAAGCAACCTTTGCTCAAAAAGTAAAGACCATCAAAGAATCATATTTCTCAAAGAAAACCGCTGAGTCAAATCTTGTTGATGAAACAGACGATGAAACTTCGGAAGAAGTTTCTGGTGTTATGGCTCAGTACGTAAACGCAATTCGCAAATCCACTAACTAAGGAGTCCCATTAAATGACAATGGAATCATACGACAATTTGGTGAAAAAGTGGGGCCCAGTTCTTAATGAAGAGACTGCTGGCGCCATTAAAGATCCACACCGCCGAGCTGTAACCGCAGTTATCCTAGAAAACACTGAAAAAGCTCTTCGTGAAGAGCGTTCACAGATGAGCTTTTTGAACGAAGCACCATCTACTTCAGTTTCAAACTCTTCTGTTTCTAACTGGGATCCAGTTCTGATCTCGCTTGTTCGTCGTGCAATGCCTAACATGATTGCATACGATGTCTGCGGCGTTCAGCCAATGACTGGTCCAACTGGCTTGATCTTCGCAATGAAGGCTCGCTATACTACTGGTACAACAGGTGCAACTGAAGCGTTGTTCAACGAAGCAAATACTCGCTTCTCTGGCGACTCAGCAGACTCACAAGACTCAGATCCAGCAGGTCTGTTGGGTCTCACAGGTGGTTCTGACTCGAACATCAATGGTGAACGTTCAGGCAAGCCAAAAACTGGCGGTGGTATGACCACTGCTCAAGCTGAAAACTCAGGTGCTTTCCGCAACATGGGTTTCACCATTGAAAAAGCAACCGTGACTGCAGTTTCACGTGCGTTGAAGGCTGACTACTCACTTGAACTAGCACAAGACTTGAAGGCAATTCATGGTCTTGACGCTGAGACTGAGCTAGCAAGTATTCTGAACACTGAAATTCTTGCTGAGATCAACCGCGAAGTTATTCGTACAATCAACAGCCAAGCTAAAACTGGTGCTCAACAAACTGGTCTACAAAATCGCGGTATCTTTGACCTTTCAGTTGATGCTGATGGTCGTTGGTCAGCAGAAAAGTTCAAAGGTCTTCTATTCCAATTAGACCGTGAAGCGAACACAATTGCAAAAGAAACTCGTCGTGGCAAGGGTAACTTCATCATCTGTTCAAGTGATGTTGCTTCTGCACTTTCAGCTTCTGGTGCTCTTGACTACACTCTAGCTCTCTCAAACGGATTGCAAGTTGATGACACTGGCAACACATTCGCTGGTATCCTTAATGGTCGTATCCGCGTGTACATCGACCCATACGCAGTCTCAGACTTCGTAACTGTCGGTTACAAGGGTTCAAACCCATATGACGCTGGTCTATTCTACTGCCCATACGTTCCACTAACTATGGTTCGTGCTGTTGGTGAAGATGACTTCCAGCCACGTATCGGCTTCAAGACTCGTTACGGCATGGTTTCAAACCCATTCGTTGGTGCTACACCAGCAAACGGGCTTGCAGCAGCTCGTACAAACCAATACTACCGTATCTTCCGCGTGGACAACATCCTCGTATCGTAATCGGTATAAAAAAAGGGGCGGATCAACCACCCCAACTCAAATTGGGCAGCTTCGGCTGCCCTTTTTTATTTCAACCACTCACCGCAATCGCAGTCTGCGTAGTATTCATTCATGATGGATTCATGTGAAATATCAAACTGCGCTTTCCAATATCCAACTTGATCAGGATACAAAACTGCAACGAATAAGATGAGACAAATCAAAAAGTCGCGGATTTGATTAAACATTTAGCAGTTCCTTATTGACAAGATCACGACGAAGATGACGATATATGTGTTTGAAGGTATTACCATGAGGTTTACGGTAATCGGAAAACCGAACTTTTGCACGAGGCGCGTTGGGTGCGATACGGAATTGGACATAGTGTGCAACTTCGTGAGCAACAAGGGCCAACAAAGCAAGATCTGGTGATACACTACGTAGTGAACCAATCACAGGATCTTTTGCAAAACTTGCATATTCTGGGAAATGACCCTGTTTTCCCCACCATGAACCGACATTGATAAGAATTCCAAAAGTTCCCGCACAGCTTCGACCTTTGGGAGTATCAACAACACTGAGCTTTTCTATAGCTTGATGAATATCTTTGGTAGTGATATTCATTTCGTAGTCACTGTTTTTCAACAAACTAAGACACCGTTTGACCATCTGTACGACTTTACGATAGTCATTGATCGATGCGTGGTTCAGTTTAGACATGAAACGATTCCTTTTGTTCCCTACATTTATACAATACAGGAAAGTTGTCTTAATGTCAAGCGGTTTGTGAGATATGGTACAAGTGTGACTAATTAGTCACAGGAGTGCGAGCGTTTTGTTCGCACAATGGGATTTTGAGTGATGGGTTCGATCTCAGCCCAAGCATATGGGAAGTAAGCGCGGCCCGTTCGTTCAATCCACCACTTAGCAAACCTTTGAGCTTGCTCAAGATTGACAAATCCATCATAGTAATTCAATACGTCAGAACCTTGGTTTCTCTCGCATACTGAAAGTTCAAGACTGCGGTCAAAGTCAGTTGCAGACTTCCAATACATATTGCCAGCAATAGGCATCATTATTCACTCCCCTCAAAGAAAATTTCCGAAAGAGTGCCAGATACCACCAGCACAACTAGAAACACAACAGGAATAACCAAAGCAGTCATAGCGATTCTCTCCTTACAGATTTATCATGCCAACACAAAGCCGAGACGAATAACTTCATTCACTTCTCCATCTTCATGCCAACGAACTACCATTGCATGTTCGTCAATAATTTTCACCACAGTGGCCTTGGCGCGAGTGAACGCGGTGACCACGACCGAACCTACTTCGATCTTTGTATTGAGCAGTTTTACATTGTCGTTCATGGTGATTCTTTCCTCTTCTTACAATACCAATATAGTACATCTTAACACAAATGTCAAGCGTATAAATAGAAGAAACATAACTTTTGGGATTTTTTTATGGCAGAGCTCACAACAAATATCAACTACCTTCAACCTACTGGGTTTAAGATTGTTATCGACCGCAAGAAATATGGTAACTTAGAGTTTTTCGCCCAAACCATTGACCACCCCAACGTCTCTATTCCAACTGCAGAAATACCATACAGCCGACTTAATTTACATGCTGCTGGTGACAAGTTGACATTTGGTCAATTATCTGCTACAATTATTCTTGATGAGAATATGTCAGCATACACTGAAATGTATGATTGGGTCAAGCGTTTGGTTGAGGAAGAAAACACTACTAAATATAGTGCAAGATACGACAATGGTGAAACCACTGCAGTTGACATTACTGTATCGATACTGTCAAGCAGCAACAACACCATCAAGAAAATTAGATACTTAGATTGCATTCCGACCGATATCGGTACAATACAATTCATGTCTAATACGTCTGATCTCCAATACCTAACCTTTACCGCATCGTTCTCGTTCTCGTACTTTGAAATAGTCTAACAATAGGGCTTCGTTATGAAAGAACTGATTTTAATCCACAACATGTGGAAAGAAGACTGTATTATTGGTCGCAAGCTAGATGAAGCTTCACACCAAACACCAATGCTACACGCAAAATATCTTCAAATGTTATCAGAAGCAAAGATGATTATGAAGAATTTAGAGATGCAACAGAAGAATCTTCTCAAAGATAAATGGTTGTATTACAACGGCAAAATGGATCAAGAACAACTTAAACAAAAAGGTTGGCAACCTGATCCGTTCAACGGCCTTCGTATTATGAAAGGTGATATGGATTACTACTACGACTCCGATCCAGAAATTCAATCATTTATTGAGAAAATCGCCGCGTGGAAGAACATTATAGATACACTTAGTGAAATTATGGAAAACATTAAATGGCGCCACCAAACGATAGGTAACATTATCAAGTGGAAGGTCTTTGAAAGTGGGAACTAATGGCAGACGTAACTGCTAGTCTAAAAGACTATAGTATGATGGAAGTAATCTGCGATAGAGGAATATCCGCTGAACTCAGCGAGTATTTCTCTTTTTTTGTTCCTGGTTACAAATTCATGCCAGCTTTCAAAAACCGTATTTGGGATGGTAAGATCCGTTTGTTCAACTCACTCGCGAGAGAACTGAACGCTGGATTGTTTGTCTATCTGATTGAGTTTTGCAAGAATAACAACTACACAATTGATATTGAAGAATCAGACTATGGTTTTCCATTCGCATCAAAACAGATTGATCGTGAAGGTCTACTTGAATTCTATAAACACCTTAAACTTCCATACGAGGTAAGAGACTATCAACACGATGCAATTGCTACTGCCTTGGATCGCCAGCGTGGTGTGTTTGTCAGCCCTACTGGATCAGGCAAGTCTCTTATCATATATGGTTTGACTCGACACATCCTTGGCACTGACAAAGGTAAGATACTAATCGTTGTTCCTACAACTTCTTTGGTTGAACAACTCCACAAAGATTTTATTGACTATGGTTGGGACGGCGAGAAGGTACATAAGATCTATTCTGGCAAGGATAAAACAACCAACAAACGTGTGATTATTTCAACTTGGCAATCGATCTATAAGTTTCCAAAGGCTTGGTTTGAACAGTTCATTGGTGTAATTGGTGATGAGTGTCATGGTTTTAAGTCTAAGTCACTATCTTCTATTATGAACAAGTCTACAGAAGCTAAGTATCGCTTCGGTACGACAGGAACTCTTGATGGGACACTGACTCACAAGTTAGTACTTGAAGGGTTGTTTGGCCCCGTATATCAAGTTACAAAGACAAAGAAGCTGCAAGATGACGGAACACTTGCACCATTAGAGATCACAGTACTAAACTTATTGTATAGTGAAACAACTCGTGAGAACTTTGGATCACAAACATATCAAGATGAAATTGATTTTATTATCAAACATGAGAAACGCAATAAATTTATTCGTAATTTATCATTGTCGCAAAAGGGAAATACACTCGTTCTATTCCATAGAGTTGAAAAGCATGGAGAAGTGTTGCGAGATCTAATTCAAGATAAAGCAGCAGATGGTCGTAAAGTATTTTTTGTTTCAGGTAAGGTGGCCACTGATGATCGTGAAGCTATTCGTCGTATTGTTGAAACTCAACAAGATGCTATCATCGTGGCTTCGATGGGTACGTTTTCAACGGGGATAAATATACGAAACCTCCACAACATTATCTTCGCATCACCAAATAAGTCTCAGATCAGAGTGTTGCAGTCAATTGGAAGAGGTTTGCGTAAATCAGATGACGGATCAACCACTCAACTGTTTGATATAGCTGACGATTTACATTGGAGAACGAGAAAGAACTTTACGCTATTACATTGCTTTGAACGTGTTAAAATATACCAACAAGAACAATTCAATTATAAAGTTACACAGGTAAATATAGAATGAATGATATTAAACAATTCAAGTTAACATCTGGTGAAGAAATTATCTGTGATGTAGTCGAATATCCAGATGATGATGTAGCGGATATGGTCGTTAAGAATGCGTATGTGATTTTCATGTATGGTCAAACGACAGATGGTACAAGGACGTATTCAATGCGCCCTTGGATGATGATGCAAGACGAACCTGATAACATAATGGTGTTAAACTCAAATCATGTTGTTGGTGAAGCAACCCCATCAGAAAAACTTATTGAACATTACGCTAAAGTTGTAATGCATGACCACTCACCTGAAAGCAGTTCTGATGATATGGCAGAGAAGCTGGCAAACTTTATTAAAAGTCTAAGAGAAGCATCCAACGATCCATCATCTGATAGTGACACTCCAACAAATGTGGTGAAATTTATAGGAAGAGTTATTCATTGATACACGACTTTGAAGCTTGGAAAAAATATCCTCACCACCATAAATGGTTTAACAAGTTGTATCTTGCTGAACTAATGGGTTACAAGTGTGGGCCTACTGGCCTCGCTCCTGATGTCACAGATCACTATATTGTTAGACCAATATATAACTTAGCGGGAATGGGTGTTGGATCTAAGGTTATAAAGATTGAGGCTGGAGACGCTAATAAGGTCCCCCCTGGGTATTTTTGGTGTGAGTTTATTGCTGGTATTCAATACTCTGCTACATATGAATTCGTTGATGGTCGTTGGAAATCAATATCTTGCTGGCAAGGAACAAACGATATCAACAACCTATCAAGATTTGTTTCTTGGATAAGATCTACTTACAAACCAAAGGTTTCTTCACAGTTCAATGAACTGCATGATGTCGGTAGAATCAATATTGAATTTATAGGTGACAAACCCATTGAGGTGCACCTAAGAGAATCACCTGATCCAAACTATGATGAACTCATTCCTGTTTGGGCTGATAACTCTGTAAACAAAGAAGCTTATCTGAGTCGTGGATATCGATACATCGAATCATATGATAATGCCAATGGATTCTTAGAAATCCCACGAATCGGCTTCTTAGTTAAGTAACGTATGGCACACTGCAACAACTGAAGCTTTATTATACAGGGTTTGCCAGAAAAGTCAACAGTTATTTTTTAAAATAATCAACTATTTTGTTGTTGACTTTTGTGTTATGATATGTTACTATAAAGTATGATAGGATATCTACAAGGACATACTGAATTATGTTAATAAAAAAAGATTGTATAGAAGGACTTAAAGAACTTAAGTCCGATTCAGTGGATTGTATCGTCACATCACCACCGTATAACAAAAAAGGATTGCTTGGTAAGGTAAAGAAAGGTAATCAAATTTGGAGTAAATTTAATATTGATTATAATACCTATGGTGATGATATGCCAGAGGAAGAATATCAAGCATGGATGATATCCTTTTTAAACGAGTGCTATCGAGTGATTAAACCCACTGGTAGTATTTTCTTTAATCATAAACCACGAAGACATAAAAACCGATGTTATCTTCCCACCGATTTTATTTCACAAAGTGATGCTGAACTTTATCAATTAATTATCTGGGACAGACGCAACTCACCAAACATTCGCAATGATGTTCTTGTGCCATGTACAGAACATATCTATTGGTTATGTAAAAATAAACCAAAAGTATTTCGTGATGCTGTTGATCCCAACTATCGCAGCGAAGTTTGGGTAATTAATCCTGAACGACAAAAACAACATCCTGCACCGTTTCCATCACAACTTGTAAGAAACTGTATTCAATTGACTACACAAGAAGGTGATTTAGTTCTTGATCCCTTCATGGGGTCTGGTACTACCGCAGTGATGGCAAAAGAACTTAACAGAAAGTGGATGGGGTTTGAAATAGATGATAATTATTCTAAAATTGTAGAAGAAAGATTGAGCAATGCCCCTTACATCTGAACAAGGTTACAACATCCGCGAAGAATACTCTGGTGTTAAAGAAAAAAAAATCTGTGAGGCCCATGGTCTACAACAGATTGGAGGATCACGTACTAAAATTGATGGATCTAATGGTGGCATCAATAAGAGTATTAAAAATGCAAGTGGTAGCAGCACTCAAGTCCACCTAACTACTCAAAATCACTTTATTAAAACCTTCGATATTACTGGAAATGTCGCTGAGTTTATTCGTTTGTTTTGCGGTAGTAAGGATCTGAATAATAATGGAAAGGATCGTTATACCATAAAACAAATTGATGAAAATTATGTAACTGCATTCAAAGAGTTTCTTGATAACAATAAACATGCCATTGTTGATTTGATCATTCGAAATGGTTTTGATATTACTCATGTTGTGTATAATCATTTACCCACAATAGAATATGAATTGACCTATCAAAAAATTGTTGATAAGGTAGAT